GCCATTAAAGATTCTGTGACTGCCACTGGAGAAGCTGCTTTATATAGCGGCATTCTTGTTATATTTGCAAGAGTTAAAAGAACTTCCATTGATTTTAACTTTTGATCAATATAGTATACCAGCACTGAATCGACCACGTTATAATAAATGTATTTAACGAAATTATCTCTATATAAATCCTGTAATGAGCCTGAGTATTTAATCTTCTTTACGTTTAATACTTGACCAGAAACATAATCAAGTGCATTAGATTCTTTTACTTTCACACTACGATCATATTTATCATATAACTGCATGTAATCTAAAATACCAATATGTAAAGGTCTAGAATCGTTTCTATCAACCTTCTTAGTCATACCTACCTCAGCAACATCTATTTGTAATCTTTTACATCTATTTACGATATATTGCCAGTCATAGTTTATAAAGTTCCAGCCAGTCATCATTGGAAATTTAGGTAAAAACTTCATTAAAAAAGTATATACCATATCATATTCTGTATTAAACTTATGATACTTAAATTCCCAATCCTGATCAAAGTCTTTGAAATACTCATTAGTATCATCATTGATCTTTTTAATTTTATCAGGAGCCATATCTTCCAGTCCTAATACAATTGCTTTACGTTCTGGTGTAATAATTGAGAATGATAAAATTCTACTTTTAGCTTCTTCAGCTTTAGGAAATCCATCTACAATTTCGGTTTCAATATCGACAAAATAGGTTTTAGGCATATTATATGCTAAAATTTCTTCTTTATCTTTTTCAGGTAATCCGTCTATAAAATAATTTAATGAAAATTTATTGAATTGTCTAGCGTTTCCTAATTTAACAGGCCTTCCATCCCAGTTTTTAAATTCAGTACTAACTCCTTTTTCTTTTTCATCACATATATACCAATTCTGGAATTGAGCAATTGGATATTGTTTATATGCTACTTTACCTTCAGTATCGTAATAGGAAACAATGACATCCCTATCTCTTTGTTCGATATCTAATATCATTAATAGTTATTTTTCTGACGGTTAACATTTTCTTCTGCTTTTGCGAAATAATAGTTATATGCTGTTTTAGCATCTAGCCCGATTGAAGCGGCGTAATTAATAAAGAAGTGTAGAATATCTACCCATTCCATATACAATTCTTTTTTGTCTCCTTCAGACATGTCAGAAATCTTTAATGTATCGTATTTTGTAAAGTCTTTTTTCCAGTATTTCCATACTGCATTTCCAGAACCATCTTTAATACCACCAAGAGCATCGGTCATTTCGTGAATTTCATCAACAACTGCATGTGTATTACAGTGCCAGAAATCCATAATTTCTCTAATTGTCATATCATCAAAGTTAAAACCATAAGTCTGCTCTTGCATCTTTTTTTGGTTTTCCATGATATCTGCTAAGTGTGTGTTTGACTGATCATAAAAGTCTTTTACTTCTAAGTCTTTACATTCGTTATCTATGTTTGCCATTACTTGTTTATTTTAAAGGTTATATCTAATCTGTTAAATATGTTTCTTAATTCTTTCTTCTGTCTTGCAATTAAATCATCCGAATAAGATGCTACTAATTTCTCAACATCCTTTGACGATTTTACATATAATTGATCACGCAATACAGGGTCTTGTATTAATTCCATTTCTGGATCGTATTCGATTTGGATCGCTGCCAAACAATCACTTGCCATAGTTTCATAAAAGCGGAATGTTGTCACATTATTTAAATGTTCATCATCTCCTAATATTAAACTTGCTTTACTTTTTGAAATAGTATCTAATAAAACTGAGTGTTCCATCTTTTTTGCAAAGGTCGTTGGAACTTTTTTAGTTTTATAACCTACTAATAAACTCTTTTCGCTATGTGGCATATACTTTCGAACTTGTTGTTCTCTAAAGGCTGCTCGATTATCTCCATAGTAAATGGCATCCCATTCTTTTTTAGGAGCATCAAAATCAAAAAGTGCGTTTGTTGTTTTTGTATTATTTAACTTATCAGCCATTCTGTGCTTAAACATATATGTAAACCAATCTAGTTTTTGCCAATTTTTAGGTGTTCTTCCTAAGAATTTACTAATGTCTTTACCTGGAAATAAATATGTTGCTTCCTCAATGATCTCGGACCACTCTGAGCTAAGATCTTGAAGTAGATTAAATCTTTTTAACTTATCCACTGGGTTTAAGAAATCGATCCGAGGATCATTTACTAAAACATATATTTTACCACCATATCCTGCAAGGGCTCTTGCAATTGGTTCAGTATGTTCTCCAACAACACCGCCAAAGAAATTAGCAGTACTTAATTGAATAAAAACTGCTTCATAAGAATTCCAATCAGTGTCAGCGTAGTTTTTATAGAAATCAAATTCTTCTGTATTTCTATTTTTTTTACCAATTAGATCAACGTCATATTTGTTTTCTTCTAAAAGCTTTTTAAAGTATGTTACCTCTAATCCTCTGTGGTTTTTACTATTGTACGTTAAGTTTGAAAATACTGACGTTATTGCTACTTTCATTTATATTTTTTTTATAGAATCTGAACTAAGGTACATTACTTTATCTAACTTTTCAAATTTTATATTCATAAATTCTTCATTGTAAAATTCAAAATATTCGTAAACCTCTCCTGTACCATATTTAGGGTGAGTTACTTTAATTGGGTTTTTAGGTCTTTTATCATTCATTGTTTTTAGAATTGTTCTCCTGAACGTAGTTATCTAATCCTTGAATGTACGCGACTGCGTCTAATAAATTATCTCTTTTGTGGTTGTAGCTTTCTCTAGAAAATTTAAGTGCTACTAATGCTTTAAACATATCAGCGCCGGTTACGGGATGGCCGGTCATTCCTTGAAATATCATAGCAGCTCGATCCATTCCTTCAGAAAAAGGACCATAATTTCTATCTGCTTCTTCACTTCTATTATTTACAATGTCATTTGCTTCTTCTAATATACTCTTCATGTAATTTATTTTAAGTATTATATCTCGATAATCGGTTTTGTTTACATTTTAGTTAAAGGAACCCAATTTCCACCAACCATCTTATGTGGAATTCCATTAATGAAATGATATTGAGTTTTTTTTGTTTTGGATTTTGTTCCTTTTTTTATAAACATATCTGACTTGTGTTGATCTTCTTTATTCTTAATTTTGTCTATAAGTTTTTGAAATTCTTCTTTACTAGCTTTATCTTTTATAACTTCTTGTTTATATTCCCAGGGATGTTTTGTTGACATTGTTTAATTTTTATTTTTTTTATATATTTTATTTTCTTGGTCCTCTTCCATAATCTCTAAGAGGTTCATGTTCGTTTACCCACTCTTCTTTTCCTGTTCCAATTCCCATAAACTTAACAAACTTAACCCCATTATTTTGGGCTATTATTTCTGTTTTGGCCATGGCTTCTTTTTGACTAGATGCCATTACACAACAAACATGGTCTTGAGGCTTTTTTGACTTTTCAAAAAAACGATCATCCTCATAAGGATAAAAATAAACTAAATAAGGTTTAATCTGTGATTCCATACGCATTCCAAATTTTATTTTGTTTTACTACTTTTTTCCATATTTTATTTAATCCACGATGTTCATGTTTTAACACATGTCTAGGTTGCTGTACAAACGCTCTAGGATATTTATCTATATCGATATTAGATGGAATAGGTTTTTTATTAGCAACTGCTCTTAGACAGTAATATAATTGACGTGTGTCTCCATCGAAGGTATCAAAGAAGTTATTGATAAATTCATTTGACATATTAAATTCTTTACATAGATTTTCCTTAAGACTTTTTAATATTTCATGTTCTTTTTTTAAATGAGCTTGCATCATAAGCTTTACTCTTTTATTTTTAAGCTTTCTTCGATCAAATAATTTTTCTTGTATTGCATCTTCGTCAGATCTTACAAGTTCTTTACGAATTTCTATTTCTTCAAGTTTATATAGCTCTTCTTCTAAAAGACATTCTTCAGAAAGATGACAGTACTCAAATTCTCCAAATTCAATTCTCTGTAGTAATTGAGGATATCCTTTCCACATTTGATTCTTCTTTAACTTTATTGGAGAATGAAAGCGTCTCCACCATGTAAATGTTCTGTTACTCATCACCTTTGTTTTTATGTTTCTTTGTACGTCTGTATTTCTTTTTATTTCTTACGGGAGTAGGCATACGTAAAGCGTCTAACCACTCTTGTAGTGTTAGGTTTACTTCTTTTAATTTTTTGCTTTTTTCTTCCATAATTATACTACTAATATAAACAAAAAAACCCAAACAAAAAAATGTTTGGGCCTTTATTTTTAAAAAATATTCACTTTTTTAAAGTTGTTCAACTGCTGGGAAGTATTTTTCAATAGCCCCTAATCTATCATCTGCATCAACTAACATTGCCAGTGCTTCTTCAGCGTTAGTATAAAAATCTCCAGTTGAGTGGTCTCCAATACCTGTTCCTTTATTTCCTAATAAATCTAAGGATAAAAGAGCTTTTGCTTTATCAGCTTCTGCTGATGACTTAAGCATTTTAATTAATTTAATGTTCATAATTGTTCTTGTTTTAATTTTAATGTATTTACTTGTTCTAATAAAAACTCTTGAAATGAAAGAGTTTCCCAATCTGAGAATATTTCTCTAACTCGAGTTGAGTTTATTGCATATCTACGATCATGCCCTAATCTGTCTTTAACAAATTCAAACTTAGGAGTTTTTCCTAACATTTCTCCGATCATATTTATAATTTCTATGTTTTCATATCTCTCTCCAGAGCCAATGTTATAAACCTCACCTTCTAGATCTGATAACATAAGTTCATATATAATTTGTACGTTGTCTTCGCAATCAATCCACTCTCTAACTTGCTTACCATCTCCATATACTGGTATTGTTAAATCATTGGCAATTGACTTCATTATTTTAGGAATGAATTTTTCTTCATTTTGATGTTCTCCATAGTTATTGCAAGTTCTTGTAATTAAATATGGTAAACCAAAGGTTCTACCCGCTGCTTCAACTAATAAATCACTTGAAGCTTTTGTTGCTGAATAATATGAAGATGCTGATAAACTATATGCTTCATTTGCTTCTGCTAGTAATCCAATATCTGCCATATCTCCATAAACCTCATCTGTTGAAATATGAATAAACTTTTTAAGATCAGGGTTTTGTCTTGCACACTCTAATAAGTTAAAAGTACCTTCAACATTAGTTCTAACAAATGGCCTTCCATTTTTAATAGAGTTATCAACGTGGCTTTCTGCGGCGAAATGTACAATATAGTCATAAGATCCTAAATCATCAGGAGTCACATCACATATATCTTTTTTAATGATACTTGTTGGTTTAATTATATTGTTAGGATTAGCAGCGTACGTCATTTTATCTAAAATAACTATCTTAGCGTTTGGTATTCTTCTGTTTAATAAATTTACAAAAGATGATCCAATAAATCCAAGTCCTCCTGTTACGATTATTCTCATGATTCTTCTAATAATTCTTTAATTGCTGATTTATATTGTGCCTCAGTTAAATTACCTTCAGCATGTTGTGCAATTTGATCTCTAATTGCTAACATTAATCTTTGGTGAGACGTTTGTTCTTTTTCATTCTTAGCTCTATCTACTATTTCAGGATTTTGCTTAATAGTTTGCATTGTAATTAAATCCTTGAGTTTAGTAGTTGACCAGTTATGTGATCGCGTTGTATAAATTACCTTAGGGGGTAAATCATCTCCTGTAAATCCTTTACCAATATAGTCTTCTCCTAATATTCTAACATCAGGTTTATAGAATTTTATTAATTTAATTAGATCTTCTTCTGTTTGATATGTTATAACTTCATCAACGTATTGTATTGCCATTAAAGTTTTATATCTTTCATATAAAGGTATTACTGGTTTATATTTCGTGAATCTTGTTTCAGATGGATCAATTTGTAGAAAAACTATGAAGTGATCACAGTGTTGTTTTGCAGTTTCAAATGTATAAATATAGCCAGGGTGTAATAGATCAAAGTTTCCTGCTGTAAATCCTATTTTTGTTTTAGAACTCATATATTAGATTTTTTAATATTTAAATATAAATATAATTGTTTTGATATATCTTGTACAGTTTCTTCTGAGTAAGTTTCATTTAAGGCAAGCATTAAAATAAAATGATCTATCATTTGTTTAGCAGAGTCTAAATGGTCATCACTGATACATGAATCTACAACTTTTATTATTTTTTTAATAGCGCTATCTGACCATTCTTTATAATTATCCGGTTTAAATAAAAACATTTCCATTATTTACAAGATTTTAAATATTTAACTAAGTAGCTTGCTGTTCTATAATTTGTTGCGAGAGGTATATCATGAACGTCGCATAATCGCATTAACATACTGATATCAACATCATGTGGATGTTTGCCTAATGGATCTCTTAAAAAGATAACTAAATCTATTTCACCTTCAGTAACCATTGCTGCTATCTGAGCATCTCCTCCAAGTGGCCCTGAATTTACTTTAATAACGTCTTCTATCCCAGCATGCATAACGTGTTTTCCCGTTGTTCCAGTGGTTACAATAGTAATATCCTTTCTATTAAAGAAAGGTAATCTTTTTGATACAAAAGCGACCATGTCAGCTTTTTTGTTGTCGTGCGCTATTAAAGCTATTTTCATATACTATTTAAATAAAAAAGTCTCTGTAGATTATACAGAGACTTTTAAAATTGTTTCAACAGTATATTGTTGACGTGTTTCGTTGATACGCGAAATTATTATTTTACCTTTGCAGTTGCTAAATATCCTTGAATTTCAGTATATTGCGATCTAAATTTAGTTTCACCGACAACCGTTCCCATTGAGAAAGAAACAAATGTTCCTTCTGGTTTTTTCATAGCTGATTTATAAAATGTTAAAGCTTCTGATTCTTTATCAAAAACTCCTAAAATTTCTTTTTTAGAGGTTGAACCAAATCTAACTCCACCTTCTAGTCTAATTTCTTGACCATTAAAGTTTGCTTTATTAGTAGCCATTACTAAATATTTAGTTTCACCCTTTGCAGGTGCTTCATTTGCAAATTGACCGTATTCGCTAGGACTCGTGAAATAGTAAGAACTCATTGATTCATTTACTGATTCTGCTAATTCAATATTTAAATCTTTGATACCTACTGCGTCATCTAATTCTGACATTAATGATTTTTTCTTAGAAGTTAAATCTATAAGTAATTGTCTTGTCTTAGCTTTTTCAGAATTATCATCTGACATTTTTACATAATCTTTAACAAGATCTTTCATATCAGTTACTACACTTCCATATTCTTTTTGTATTTTTGCAATTGATCTTGCTTCAACTATTTCAAAGGCTGCTAAAACTTCATCTTGTTGTTTATCACTAAGCTTTTTCCATGGTTTTTTAAATAGTTCTTTTGATTTATCATGAAGTTCTGAATTACCATAATATGGCGGTAATACTTTTCTAGTATTTCCTTCACTATCCATTTGGTACGTGTAAGTACCTGGTCTTGCCTCAGATACTGCATATTGTGAATCTGAATATAAAGCTTCTAGCCATTCTAAAAAGTCTTTGGTTTTTTTCATAGCTTTATTATCTCCATATTCTTTAAAGAATTCTTTTTGAAATGAATCAAAAGTTTTATGATTACCTATCATTTGGTGAATGTCAGACATAACACCTTCTTGTATTTTGTTTTCTGGAATTTGCATATCGAATGGTAAATCAGCAGCTTCACTATAACCGTCGCTTACGTGCAATCCGTACCATTTTCCACCATCTGTGAAGTACCACCAGCCATGTGCATAGTCGTGTACCACTTGAAAAGGTCTTTGATATAAATCAAAAGACATTGATTTACTTTTACCTCTTGCTAAATACTTTAATACCGGGACTCCATCATCCCATGTCTTTGTCGTAGTCGTTGCTTTAATAGTAGCTGACTTGCCTTTAAGTTTTGCAATATATAATTCTCCAGAAACATCATCCGCTAGAGTATCTGTTGCTGATTTCTCAATGACTAATTTACTAACCGTTGATTTGTTTATAAAACTATTAAAATCCATAGATTTTGTATTTATTTTTTCTTTATTTTCATCATCTTCTTCAGAAGGAATATCGCCAGAACCTAGTTCATCACCATTCGGTAATATAACATCTCCCATTCCTCCAATACTTTCTGGTGAAATGTTTTCTTTAATCCCTCTTGAAAATTCGCTAAATGATGTATACATTGTTTTCATATTACCAAGCGTAATCGAACGTAGGTATTTTTTTAACTGCATCTTTAATATCTTTAGCGTATTGTTTTGAATTCTTTTCGTAATATCCTGATGAATAATCTCTACCTTTTTCTTCTTCTGCTTTTACCATGTATTCAACATATCTTTGATAATCAGATAAGATTCTACCCATGTGGTTTGAAGCATCTGTGATTTTAACTGCTCTACCTTTAGAATTTTCTCCAATTTTAAGCTCTCCGTATTCTGTCTTTTTATTAGCCTTAAGACCATCTTTAATTTGATTTCCTAAATCATCAATAGCGTCATTAACCATTTTATCAAGAGGTAACTTAGAAGCTTTAGTTGATAAGATTTCTTGGTATCTTGCCTTGTTAGCTTTCTTAAAGTCTGCGTCAGATTTAAAAGCTAAAGCTCCTTCTTTTGCTCTTGCTCTTTCGTTTCTTTCTTCTTTTGAAGTTTCGCCACCATTAACAATATCAATTACAATTGCTCTGTCTGCTAATTTAGAAGCTCTTACAACTGAAGAAATACCCGATGCATCATATCCAGAATATCTTTTATTACCACCAATTGCATTACCATCATCTTTTCCTAAAGTACGATCAACTGATCTATTTCTAGATTGAACATATTGAACTGATAAAAAGTCTTTTCCTCTGGTTAAAGCTAAAATACCTGGTTTTATTAATGATGTAAATGAACCTTTGCTGTATTCATTTTCTTTTTCGTTGTCTACTATATAAAAAACTAAATAGTCTCTATTGTTTTGATATTTTTTATAAGCTTCTTTAGGATCTACATCAATTAAAGAAGAATCTTCAATTTTATCTAATTTTAGTTTTGATAATCCATAAATAGCAGCTGCTAAATTTCTTGCTTTACCATATCCATCACGTTGTGATTGATCCATATTTACTAAATTTCTTAATTTAGAAGATTTAAATGCTTCATTAAGTTCAGTATCTTCTGATTCACCTAAAGCTTCTTCTGATTCTTTAATACCTAAAAAATCAGCTGCTGCTGCTTTTAATTCGTCATAAGTATATTTACCAGTTAAGGCATCATCAATAATTGTTCCTCCTTTTTTACCAATAGCATATAATGATACATAATCGAATCCTAACCATGGTCCGACAAATTCATCAGATGCTTTTAGACCTAAGTCAACTGATAATGTCCATGATAAAGATCTCTTTGCTAAGAATTGATCATTATAACCTAATTTACCAGCTTTAATATAAGCAGTTGCGTTTACAGCTTCATTAATTACTGATTCAAATGCAGGAACTAATTGCATGTCTCCATAAACATCAACCATGTACCAAGTTTTATCAGACTCATCATATAAATAGATGTATTCTGCTCCACCATCATCAGCTGCTTTTTTAATATAACGTGCAATGTCTGCTTTTTTACCTGAAGTTGGCTTTCTACCATCTTCATAGAAATTCATAGTATCAACTGTTTTATCTAATCCAGAAGTATCTCCTCTATCAATAACTGCTTGTACTTTTTTAGAGTTTCCGTAACCTCTTTTTATTAATGGTAGAATGTTTTCAGGATATGAATCATAATGCATATATACTGACTGTATATTTCCTTTTTTATCAATCATTCCGAATTGGCCTCTAGTGCCTTCGTTTAATTCTTCATTATTTTTATCTAATGAGTTTACAAAATCTCCGAAAGATTCAAATACTAATTTTGTTTTCATATTATTTTCTTTATTTTCTACAATATCAACATCGAAGCTATATTCAACATACGCTATTGCATCTTGTAAAAATACTCTATGTTTTTTTGATAATTTTTTTATATTGTCTAGTGTTAATTCATCAGCTGATAATTTAGAAACTTCTTTATCAAATTTTCCAGGAACCCATATTTCTGGATTCTTTTCTGTTTTTTCATTTACTGTAATTTGAGATAAAATCTTTCTACCTAACCCTGTTAATGTTATTCCAGCCTCTGTAATATTAAATAACCTAGAATTACGAGATAACCATCTTTTTGAATCAGATGATAATTCTGCTATGATAGAATCAAATTCTTCTTGGGTAATAGCCCCGTCCGAAATTGCTTCCAACATTTTGTTTCTTATTTTTGCTGATTTACCAACAGTTTTTGCAGGGTAGTTTTCAGTATAACGTCTTTTTATTGTTATTTTCCCTTCATCTACTCTATCATCTTGATTAAAGTGTGATTTATCCATGACTTTTATTTTGTTTTATATTATAAGATTATATATTCTTTATTTATTTATGATTTTAATTTATTCATATATTCTTGAAATGTCATAACGGATTCTGATACAACTTTAGAAGCTGCAACCATCTCCATAGATTTTTCAAGTTCAGACTTTAAAACATCATACATTTTATGAATTGCCTTTGGGGTAGTCTTTTTAAATAAAGATTCATCACCGTCTAACATTGCGTTTCTTACTTGTGTTGCTGAAATATTATTATCTGTTCTTGGTATTTCAAATAAACCAAAATCGGATCTTACATTTAATTGATCTCTATAAGAATCATTATTTACTTGATATCCATAAGAAGTCATTCTGTCTGATCCTGTTCCCCAAAGTACTGGCTCGTATTTAGGTCTTAATTCGTTAAACATATAATCAATTGCACCTCTATCAAGAACTATAATTTCTTTTAAGAATTTATATTGCTTTTGAACTTGTTTAAACATTTTAATTTGTAAATCTTCAGAATAAGGTTTTCTAAATTCGTCACCTTTCTTTTTAGATTTTGCTTTAATTAAAAATACAATAACTGGATATCCATTTTGTTTGTGAATTGCTTCTAAAACTTTGGCGTGTCCTAATGTGAATGGCTGAAATCTACCAACGAACATATTTACTAATTCTTTACCTTGCTCAGCGTGCTTAACAGTTAGCGCTTCATTTAAAGTTACTTCGCTTTTTATATTGTTATGCATCATAAAATTCTTATAATTATATATAGAATTTTCGTCTGCTTTTTCTAGAAAAACAACATCATTGATTTTATCAACTATATTATTTAATTGAGATATCATATCATCATTTAATATATCTGTTGCTTTCGTTTTATGCTTTCTAAAAGTACCTAATGTTATTTTAAATAAACTTGATAAAACTTCATTTGAAACATGTGTTAATGTTTTTTCGTTTTTAATGAATGTTGTATTTAAATTAAATAATTTAGAAGAAGAAAATTCTGCATTTTGGAAATTAACTCCAATATATCTTGTTGCGTTTTTATTAACGTATTTGTTAAATGCTGCTGAGATTAATTCTATATATCTTTTTTCTGCATTTTCTTCAACTAAATTTGTTTCTGAAAAATTATAATTAACAAAATATTCTAATATATCTGCGATTGCTATTTGATATGTATGAGAACCTTCTCTAATTTCATTTAAAGGTTTTCTAATAAAATCTTCTAATTTATAAGATTGTATTTTTTTACCTTCAGCAAAATTTAAAACTAAACCATCTATTTCAGATTCTAAATCCTCTTGAAGAACGCTTGATGTTGAATTAATATTAAATATCTTGTATATTTCTTTTGTGAAAGAAACTAATTTATCCGTTTCTATATCGTAGTCAAATGCCTCAGAAAAAGCTTTATCATTCATTTCTAATAAATTAATAAGCTTTTCTTTTTGAGTTGAATCTAAAGTTCCGTCAAATATAACTTCTTGTTGTTGTACTTCTAATACGGTAGCCCATTTTTTTATAATTAAAGGATCTATAATTGTCTTTTTTACTTTTCCGTTTTCACCTAGTTGGTGGATGTGCGTTAATATTAAAGTATTTTTAGGTATTTTAGTGTATACATATTCAGAAACCTTTTCTTCTGGTAAATATTCAAAACCAAATCTATAATTATCTGGTAATTGTTTTTTACTTTTAGGATTTAAACTTTGTATATGTTTAATGGCAACTTCGTAAAGAGACATAATAGTTCTATCTATTATTGTTAGAGGTTTAGATTTTGAAGATTTATAAAATTCAAATTTTTCTTCATTTCTTCTAACATAAAAAGATGGTGCTGAAATTTTTTCAACAACCATTACTCTATTTTTTAACAATCTATGAAACTCATTAATATTAGTTTCTTGAAAATGTTCTCTTAATTTTTTAAGTGCCATATTATATTATTTATCTTCCGTACTTTATAATTCCCATTAATTGATTAATGGCTGCAAACGTACCTGTTAATTTCATTGTTTTTCCTTTATATACAAAGACTATTCCTTCAGTTGGTATAATAGATTCTACACCACCAATTCTTTCTAACCTAGCAAGTTCAGCTTCTACTTTTGCAATTTGAGCTTCTCCTCCGCCTTTTTTAATTTTTTCTGATTCACTTCTAATTTGATTATGTAATCTTTGCATTTCCTTGTCTGGATTTGCTGCTACAAAATTAGAAGCATTTTTAAGAATTATAGATCCTAGTTCTAAGAATAAATCTTCAAAAGGTCTAATGTTTTCTTTATATTTCTTTTTAACATCTTCTTTGTCGAATTTCTTAACAGAAGCTGCTTCATCTTTTCCTATTTCCTTTGCAAGACTTCTCATATTTAAAGACTTCTTATTTCCATAAGCCCATCTTAATAATAAACCTTCTTTATAGTCTTGTTGTAAATCAGGGAAATTTGTATCTATTGTTTCTCTCCACCACATTTCATGATATCTAGAAACTTCATCAGCGTCTGTTAATTTATAACGATCTCTTAACGCTTCTATTTGTTTTATAAATTTAGATTGATTTTTATCAAATTCTAAATCTTTACCTAATTTAATAATTTGAGGTGGGATAACTGTAAATGTTTTACCAACATTAATTTTAAGATCTTGCATTGCTTTCGCAATTGATCTTGCTGGTTTGTTATCTTCTCCAATAGTATTACCTTCACCATCAGTTTTCTTTATACCATGAAATTGAATAACATCGCGGTCATAGTAGATAACGTTTGGATTCTTAGAGTAAATTAACTCCATGTTCATCCAGTTTTTACCATTATCAAAAACTTCTAAATCTTTAGGGGATAATTTATTTAATGAGTTTGCTAAATCTTCTGCAGCAAATTGAAAAGTATCTTGTACTAATTTACTTGGATGTCCTTCAAACTTATTCTTAAAAGTAGCCAAGTCCATTGGATTTGCTAATTCAGTTTTATTTCTGGCAAATTTTACTTCTCCATCTTGAACTGTTGCAAATACATTTTGTCCATCCGTTTTTTCAGTTGCTTCTTCCTCAAAGTTTAATTCACCTTGAAGACCAGCAGTTACTATCTTTTTAAAATCTGCAAATGTCAAATCTTTTTCATCAAATGGATGTGACATGTGACCTGCTGCCCCACCTTCTAAAATTAATTTAGAGTCTAATACTTCTTTATTTTCTCTTTCTATTAAGAAATCTTTAAATGATAATATTTTCATTGCGTATGTTTTATTTAGACCAGGGATGTCCCTTTGATGCTTGTTTATAAAAATTTATAAGACCTAAGACATGAAATTCTTTTTCACTGTGGTGTAATTCGAAATTATCGTGATCATATTTCCAATGTGCAGTTTTAGATCCTTTTCTAAAACCATACGTAAAATCTTCTTTTTTATCGTAAACTGTTTTGTTATCTTTATTTAGTTTAAAATATGATTCTAAAAACTTATCAAATTGATAACCTACGATTTCACTATATGTTAAATAGATTTCTTCGTTGATAAACTCTTCATATAATTTTGCTTTCTTCATACTACTAATATAATAAAAAGATTTGACCCGGAAAAATCCAGGTCATCTTTTTTTCTATTTTTATTTAAACTTTTTAACTTGCTTATCAAGTTGTTTTCTAATATCAAACATAATACCAGGAGATCTAAAAGAACCACCAATTTCTTTAGCATCAAATTCAGCAGATGCTAATAGCTCTTCCATTTGTTCTTTAACTCTATTTAAAAGTTCTTCTCTTTTTTCGTCTTCATCATCTGAAATAGTTCCATCAGCGTTAGCTTCATTATAACTTACAATATCAGAATATTCAATTTCATGCTCTTCGCCGTCTTGGTCTAACGCAAAGATTGATTTATCTCCCCACATATTGTCGTTATCATCATTACCATTACCGTAAGCGTAGATAACATATTCTTGACCATTGCCTAATTGTATCATACCATCATCGGCTTTCATTGCTTTCATTAAAGACTTTTTATTATATGTTTTTTCAGTAACTACTGATTCTCCTAATGAAGATGTTAACATTCCTACAGCAGCGCCGTAATCTCCGTCAACTTTTGCTAAAATACCATCAATAACTTCGTTTGCTTTTGCTTCGTCATAATCTTCACCAAACGCTTTTTGTAAAACAGTTGTAGCATATTCTTTAAACTCTTCGTCAGAATTAATTTTAGCTTCAGTAACCACTGATTCAGTAACTTCTCTAGTAAATAAAGGTACAAAATTTCTACCTTTTTCAGAATATATCATTACAATTTTAAAATCACCATCGATTTTACCACCAGCCTTCTTTACATAATCTTTATAATATGCTTTAAAAAATAAATTTTTATCTAATTCTCCGAAGAAGTGGGTTGATTTACCTATAAAGAATTTAGCAGAAGGGTAGTAAGTTGTTATATCTGCTTTGGTTTCAGCATCTAAAACATCTTTATCAAAATCTTTTACAAATTTAGCTTCAGTAACTGCTGATTCTTGAACATTGTTTTCCCACCACTGTTCTAATTGGTGATAAATATCTGCACCCATGTTTGAAATCATGAAGTCAATTACATCATCATAATCATCCTTTTCATCTTCATAAAAACCAGGAGTATCGATATATTCTTTACCCATTATCTTTCTAACTGCTCTTTCTGGCATAGCATCGATTTCCTTTAAAAATGCTTCAAAATCTTCAGTATTTTTAAAAGATTTAGCTTCATTAACCTCTGATTCGCTTAATGAATTTCTTAGACCACAGTGCACGCATTCTACCGTTCCGTCCTTATCAATTTGCTTATATAAATGTCCTTTTTTATTATTACACTTTGGTTCGGCTGATTCAGTAACTTCTTCTGATTCTTTAATTACTGGATATTTTTTACCGTTAAATTCAAATTCTTCAGCATCTTCTTCAATAGCCTTAGCTCTAGCTCCTAAAAATGCATTACCTTCTGTTACGTCAGTAACTTCACTTTCAAACGTAGAATTAAAACATGCAATAACTGCTTCTGCTTCTTTAACATATTTAAGAGAATCTAAGTATAATGCTGTTCCTTCAGCAATACCTAAACCAGAAAAGCCGGCTGCACCAGAAATAAGAGATGCATTATCATCTAAAATAGATGCTACTTTACCAACAGGTATTTTAATTTCTGTTTTATTTAATTCCATTGGCTTAATAAAAACAGGTTGAAGCTTTGCTCCTTTAATAGACTTTCCGCACGCTGCTGATTCTCTATGAAAATTAGCATCTGTTAATGCAGAAACCATTAAGGATTTGATTGCTCCTAAATGTAAACCTGCAAATCTCCTATCAGCTAATGCTGGATATTTTTGGAAAAATTTAGTGTATGCTGTTAAAACTTTTTTAGCGTCTCTTCTACCAGTAACTATTACTGCTTCTGAAATGTTTATTGATTCTTCAATAAATTCTGCTAAACCAGGATCATCCCATCCTAATTCACCGTCAGCTAATACTGCTTCAAGATCTTTTCTTTTTCCTTGCATTGTAATTTCAGGATGTCCACTTGGGCCTGATTTTACAGTGTCAATTACTTTAACTTTATTCTTTTTTAAGAATTTTAAGAAATCTTTATCATCAGGGTTTATTGCGTCCATAACAACAGTTGCTTCTGAAACCTGTTCAGAATCTTTAGACTCCATACCCGGTCCTTTTACTTCTCCGAATATAATTGCAGAAATAGCTTGTGATAAATCATTACCATCGATGTCTCCTGCTTGGAACATATCCAGATGCATTTTAATTTCTTTTTTAGAAACTTTTGTTTTATCTCCTTCTTTAACTAATCCGAACGTTTTTTCTACTAATTGATCTCTAACTTCTTCGTCTAAGTCTTCAAAAGATGTTATTTCCATTTCATCTAATATTTTACCTATTCTTTCTGTTAGCTCTAATCTTTTAGCTTGATTTTCTTGTTGTAGTTTATCAGCATTTTCAGCCTCTCTTACTTCAGAAAAAGTTTGAAAAGAACTGATTTTATTCATTTTTGCCATTTTTATAAATTTTATTTATTTTATTTACGTATATCTTATATATCTCCTTCAAAATTGACTATTTTAATATTATAATCAAACTTTTCTTGTTTATATATTGCCTGGCGAGCTTTACCATGTTTATATAGATAATTATCCCACTCTTGCGTTCTAATGTCGTCAACAAAGTCGATTATTAAAACCTTGTCCTTTGATTCATGTTGCCTTAAACCACGTCCTATTGATTGCCTGATAATCACTTCACTTTTAAAAGATTCCGTAAAGAATATGTTGTGTATTTTTTTAATCGAGATCCCTGTTGAGAAAGTACCATAGGACGCAACGATGACAACTTCTTCACCGGCTTCCATTTTCTTTTTATATTCTTCTCTAATATCAGTATTGGTTCCGCCATCCACATAAAAAACTCTTTTATCGCTTTCTTGTCTAAGTTTTTCATATAATTTTTTACCGTGTTCAATCCTGTGAAAAAGGACAAGGCTATTCCTGGGTACTCTGGAAATAACGCTTGAGATAAAATCAAGACGTGCTTCGTTATTAATAATAAAATTTTGTTCAAGTTGGAAAACATCCTTTCTATCATATTTGTTCTGCGCAAGCTCTTGAAACGCTTGTCTTTGATTTTCTGTTGCATAGTTCATTTGAATTACTTTAACCAAACATTTTGCAATATGTCCTTGTTTTTGTAGAAAAGCCGCTTTGACTTCACTAATAACTGGACCAGTCTGGCTCATAAGAGTTAATTTATCAAGAGATCCATCTTTAGGAATTGTTCCTGAAAGACCAAATTTATATTTTGCGTTAGTACATTTTTGTAATATTGTTTTTATAGATGCGCTTTTTGCTTTGTGAGTTTCATCTACTAAAACAGCGTCAAATTGACTAAAATATTCTTTATCTTTTTTTACTAAAGATTGATATGTACCAATAATTATATTTTTATTACTTTTAATTTTTTTACCTGAATATATCTGTTGAATCTTTAAATTAACTTTATTCATGTAATTATATTCATGAAAATCTTCATGGGCCTGTACAACTAAAGATACGTTAGGTACTATAAATAATATTTTTTGAGCTTTTTTCTTTTCTAGCATATATGCAACAGTCATAAAACTAATTAAAGTTTTACCAGCTGATGTTGCCAACTCCGCTAAACACTTTCTAAATTTAAGTATGTTATATGCTGTTTCTATTTGATAATCTCTTGGAGTTATCTCAGCACCTTTAAAGAAATTAAGAGCCCATTCTTCAAATGCTTCTGCGTTAATATCTGGATCAATTAAACGTTTTATTCCGTTCATTTGAATCTCTATCTTATAATCTTTACAAATTTGTATAACATGCCTCCATAGTCCAGCTGGAATCCATTTGTCATCTTTAATATAAGAGACATAACCATCCCACACTCCTCGTTTTACTAACGGATTAAATCTCCAACTTTCAATTCTTTTTGTAAGGGAGATTGTAATCTGTTCTAACTCAAGTTCAGTAGCATCATCAATTCGTAGAAATTGATTATCATCTGTTAATGTTAGTACCAATTTTCATGAAACTATTTTTTATATTCTTGTCATATCGAGGCGATTCTTTATTGCAAAGCCCATATTGTCAAGAGTTTTTACAGAAGCTTCAATAAAGCTCTTCTGTGTTTCTAATAAATCTAGCAGCTGTCTATCTTCTGCTAAATCCGCTTCAAGAAATCTTTCTCGTTGCTTGTCGGTTAGTTTATAATCGTATTGATAATATTCTATCCACTTTGTTTTATACTTTTGATCAACTGTTGCTTTTTGTGCTCTCATCTTATTAGACATAGATGCAAGCTGTTCTACTAATATTTGTCGATAACTCAATGAGAACGAACTAACCTCTTCAAGGTTTACACCTTTCTTTAAATTAACTGTAAGTTCTTTTATTTTATCAGTCCAATCTAATCTTTGTCTTCCTAGATATTCGTCTAATTTAAGTATTTTATCTTTTAAATCTGCCATTGATTATTAGTTTAAAACAGTTGATTATTATTTTTATTTTTGTGTTTAATATAAACAGAAGTGCTAAGTTTTTTCTTAAACTTAGGATCTGTCATAGTTAATTTAGTTTCCGTAAAATCATATATAGAGCTTTTAAGTTTTAAAAAAGCTTTAATATTTTTTCTACGGTTTCGATCGTGTTCGAATTCGTCAAACTCATGATCTATCATTTCGTTAATTTCTTTATTTGTCATAGGTAAAATGCATCTAGTTTAGAATTACTAAAATATTCAGACAGATTTTTAAGACAATCGTCTTTTAAATAGTATGCTACTCGTACTAGATCATTTAAATCACCTAATTCTTTAGGATATTTATCTCTATTTTCTTTATTAACTCCGTCTAGCCATTTATCGTATTTTAAATCTAGCTTGGTATCATTAAGAAATTTACCCCACATAAATATTTCTTTACCTCTTCGAAGTTTTTGCATCATCTTCTCTTTACCTGTTTTGTCGTTATCAAACATATAACGTATTGTTGGTATTTCATCAAACTCTTCTGTTGATCTACCTGCTGTTGCTAATCCAATACTATTTGACATAAACATTGCGTCAATAGGACCTTCAAACATAGTGACTGTTCTTTGTAAATCAACTCTTAAAATACCAAAGAGTGTTGATATTTTTTTAAGACTTATTAATTCAGTTTCAGATACTCCAAGATCTTTATTCATTTCTTGATATATTTTTTCAATATCATACGTTAGGTATCTTGCGTTTCTATATTTGGAAAGAGCTCTTGTTTGAAACCCTATAACTTTTTTATTAGGGCCTAAATTAAGAACAACCATTCTTTTATCTTTAGGAGAATACATAAAGTTTTCAAGCTTATGAGATAACATTCTCCCTCTTAAGTAAAAATAACCAGGATCTCCTACTTCTATTTCTTTATATCCAAATGTTTTACTTAATTCTTCTCGAGTAGGGGCTAAGTCGTATATCTTTTTAAAGATGTCGTGTTCTAATACTTCTACAGTGTTTGCTTGTATTCTATGTTCCTGTATGAAATCTATAATAGCAATAGAATCTTCTCTATCTTTGAATCCTACGTGATGATCTTTTAATAAAGAATAAACATCTCCATGGGCAGAGCAGTTAAAACAATGAAACTGTAAACTATCCCAATATATATTACCTCTCTTCTTATGTGTATCTGTTGTAGAGTCTCCACAATAAGGGCATGCCAGGCTCAAACGGCCTGGCATTTCCTTAAGCATTCTTTTATTAGGGTCAGTGTGCTCGTTTACTACAACTTGCTTTACTAAGCTTCTAATTTTTTGCTTTAATGTTTCGTCTATCTTAGATGTCGAGGTCATTCAAGAAAGAATCTAGATCATCACTACTATCTGCACTTGTTGATTCTGTTGTTGAAGTAGTTTCTACAACTGGTGTAGATACTTCAACTGGCTTAGATGCCTTTGGCGCAGCTTTAGGTTTTGAAACCACTGCATCAATTGAACCTCCTGGATTTAAGTATTGACGTAAAATTCCGTTTACGAAATCTCTTGCATCTCCATCCCATACTTTATACTCGTAAGGCTCTAATGATGGTGCTGCATCTAATTCAGTTTTAATAACTGACATTGTCTCTTTTGTTCTTTCAGCAGCTTCTCCATTTACTGTGATTGCTGAAGTGCTTGCAGAGAATTTAGATTTATCGTAATTGTTATATTCACCTTGTCTTGTTATAATCAATTCAAAGTTTTTACCTTCGAAAAGGTCAAATACTTGAGTTGGTTCACCAAAAGCTGGCTTTAACTCCTCGTCAATCTTTTCCTTAATCTTATAACCAAACTTATACACTAAGTATTGTCCTTCTAGATCTGGATTTTGAGGGTCTTTAATTACTTTAATAAGAGAGTAGTATTGCTCACGTCTCTTTAATTTTTCACTCATCTTACGGTCAACTGCTGAATCGCTATTTCTTAGTTTGAAAAAAGCTTCTGCAATTGGACAACTTTCGCCAACAGAACTAGGTGAGTCAATTAATCGACCATTACCTGATGCATCTGTTAACCAGTGTACGTATTTTTTAACTAGTGAATTTCTTGGGTTTGCTGGATTAGGAACAAAGCGTACTAGTGCTTTATAAGTTCCATCTTTTCCTTGATCTGCACTCGGCTTGTATAGTACATCCGTTTTAGTGCTTTGTGTGTCGTGTGTTTCAACATCGCTTACGCTTAAGTTGAAAATGTCAAATTCTGCCATTTCTTTAAATCTTTAATTTCGTTAATTTTGTTAATAATCTTTAAATCTTTGATTGTTCGTTAAGGTACCTTTAAAAAACTTTCATTAATTATACAATGAATCTTTAAAAGGTTTCAAAATATAATCTTAAAATATATATCTCTATAATTTTCTATATGTGGATCCTTCTTCATCCATCCATCCATCAGCCTCTGGAAGCTTTATTAATCCTGCTTTTCTTAAAATATTTAGAGCTTCTGCTTCTGATATTCTGTTTTGTGATATCATATCAAACAATATCTCTTTTAATTTTAATAAGTGTGCCGAAGCTATCTTTTTCTTTTCCATTATTTTATTATTTTATTTATTATTATTGAAACTTTTTATCATATATGTAATATAAGCTTAGAGTTTTAAGCCTGAGGGTTAAATAACGTTTGAAGTAAGCTGTTCAAGAAGAAGGCATCGACCAAATCATCAAAAGGTTTTGGGATCTTAGAAACTTCTCCAATCTCATCAACACAATAATTAAATAGTTTAGAGGATGCTAGTTTCTGGTCTTTTATATTATTATCAATAAAAACTTTCCAAAGCATTGTTTTATTCATATTACCTTTACCAGCATGTTTCTTAATAGTTGAAGGTGCTACAGTCTCTAGAGCTTTAACATCTAATTGGTTTAGCATTTCAGCTTTTAGAAGGGCTGCACCTGCTGCCATATCAATAATATTATTAGTTCCCATCTTAGAACCAAAAGAAGTTCCTTCAAAACCAATAATATAATTGTCTTTAGTTTTAGTTATCTTTAATATAATATCAATAAGGTCTTGAGCGGTTCTTGAATATCTTCTAACTTTAGATATTTCAGCACTTGAATAGTTATCGCTTTTATCCCAGTCGGGCTGATAAATTAATGTGGTGTCTTTTAGAAGAGAAATGTCTTCTTGTTTCTTTTGATCTTTTTTAGTTCCTTGTCCTCTTTTAATATAAGACACAAAGTGATATGAATCTTTTGAATCATCGTGAATACAAATACCAGGTGAATTTAAAGAGAAGTCTACTGCTACGTAAATCATTCTTATAGTTTTTTACCGATTGCAGCACCAAGAGCGGCACCAACTAATCGAGAGGTTAGCATTTCATACATTATTCCTTTTTCAATACCTAAGACTTTAGCAACTGCTTTACCAATTGTTTTTCCTAAAGCAAACCCAGTAAGACCTCCAAAAATAGAACCTAATATACCTTCATTAGTCATTTCATTATTAAGTCTTTCAACATCGTATGTTCCATCTTCCTGCTTGTATTCTGATACAAATTCTTCAAGAGCAGAATCTACTTTTTCTTCTAAAGATTCAGTCCACTCCGACTGTAAAGATTCTTGCAATATTTGAAGTTCTGCTTCAGTTGCATTGGCATTTGTCATGTAATCTAAAAATGTTTTCATATAGTATATATCTTAATCAATTTCTAACTTTAAATTAAATTTATTATAATAAAAGTTAATTGTAAATGTGTTAAACTCCGCTATGTTAGAACTCATGTTTAATTCCAGTTCGGTAATTGAGTTCATAATAGGTTTTTCAAATGTAGCACTCATAACATGTATTCCTTCAGCATCTAATATTTGAAGCTTTAAATCATCAATAAATGGAGCTCTAACAGATTTAGAATAGTAATACAAAAGAGTGTCTTGTAAAATCCAATAATTTATATACCCATCTAATAGTTGCAACTCTACTTGAAATTGTCTTTCAATTGTGTTTTGAATAGGTATGGATCCTCTATGATATGTAATAGTACCATCATTTGGTGTTTGTTCTACAGGATCAAATTCAATTCCAGGAATTGCAATACCTTGTATTGAGTAGTTAATAAAATCAATAGGTTCTGTAATTAAATTCCCAGGCATTCTGTTTAAATACTTCCTGTATTTATCAGCCACTTCAACCGGTATAAATTTACGAGGAAATTTAAAGTTAAATAAGTTATTTCTACTGTTTAATATCATTATATAATATTTACTTTACCGTGATATAGAAGAGATTCTGTTTCTCCATTCTTTAAGTTAATATAAAACTTATCTTGATTTATATTAGTATCTTCTTTATCAAATCTTGTTGCGACTGCCTTATTTACTTTAAATAAAACTTCTCCATTTCCTAAATCGATATCTGGGAAAGTAGGGTTGTGGCTAACTTGTTGTTCCACTGCCCCTGATTTAATAATTAAAACAATATCATCAGCATTAACCAAACTTATAGATTCTAAAGAATCTCCAGCTGGTTTAGCAATACTAAATTTAATAAAGTTATCAGACACTTTAGATAAAGTTATTTCTCCTTCTCCATTTTGAGAATAATCAATTTCATTCGTTGACTCTATTTCAGTTCCTTGTAGTGTTATATTAGTAGATCCTGCAACAACGCCATATACATTAATAGCAACTGGCACATATTTAGTTTCTCCTATAACAGGTCTTGATGAGTTAACAAATTGATTAATTTCTCTATTAACTGATGTATTGTCTAGTTTATTGTAAATTACAGTTGGAGAATAATTTCCACTTAAATTTATTTTAGACATTCTTCTACCATATTTCTTAGGCTTATTGTATATTAAAGAAGCTCTTTTTAATATTTGTGTATTATCTGTTTCATTATAAATTCTCATAGATACTTGTAATAAAAAGTTACTACTTACTGAAGAATTTAAAATTACAGGTCTGTATATTAAGTTTTGATCAAAATTTGAAACCTGTGAGAACGTTGATTGATATGTACTTATATAATTTAAACCTATTTGTTCACTAACTTCAACATCATAGAAAACTGTAATGTCATCTGATGTTGTTTCTATTCTACCATTAATATAGTTTTCAAATCCTGATTGAGAGCCGTCTTTAGTTCCATATATTTGAAAATAGTCTCCATTAGGATCTTCATTTAAATTAACAGCTATATCTACGAATTCGTCTTCTTGTGCTAGTGTTATTTCTTTTTCATCAGCAATTTCAATATAATCATATCCTGTAACAGTTTTAACATCAGATATTAATCCTAAAGATATTTCATAATTTGCAGTTGAAAGTATTGCATCAGATCCTGTCCCAAAAAAAGTTTCAGAAAACTCTAAATTTTTGTTAGCGTCTGACATGTGTATTAGTGCAGGTACTTTAATTTCAATATATTTTGAAAAAGAACTATCAACTAAAGTAAATGGATTAGGATTTTGAACCTCAAAGCTTGAAGAGTTTAAATAAACAACAGAAGTAAAATAACCATATTCTCCTGAATTTCTTTTTGCTTTTACTTGGAATAAAAATCCTTCGTATCCTCTACCACTAAAACTATATCCTGTTCTTAAGTGAAGTCTTATAGTATCATACCATACTGCCTGTACTTGTGAAGATTGAACAACTCCTAAATTAGCAGAACTTGTTCCTTCCCATTCTTGAGAATTTAAATAATCTAAATCATTTCCTAAAAGTGCTAATGTATTTGAATTATCAGTTGGTACTGCATAGTATCTTCCAACTTCTCCCGGTGCTGTTTTAATTGTATTACCTGTTTCCTGTTCTGGTCTTGCATATAAAGAATTAGCTCTGTCACCAACCATTAAATTACCTCCAATAAAAGAAGTACCTAATGCGTTTTCATAAGAGTATGTGTAATTTCCATTTGTATTAGGACTATAAGTTACTATTCCACCAACTGGCGTTTGAGCAACTCCATTTATATAGAACCCAGATTGATTATCTATTGACACATCATTTAGATTAAATTTATATGTCATTCCATTCTTTAAGATTAGCTCTCTAGAAGCGAAATTGTTTACATATACATATCCATTTGCAACATTTACTGTAAAATTAACAACATCACTTCCTAACTCGTGAATAAGCATTCTATCAGCACTATTCGTGTTTGATGTGTTTAAGTATTTAAGTTGACTTCCGTTTTCGTCATTTTCTATTTTAGCATTATCAGTCGCGCTTTGATCGTGATAGATAAATTCTAATAGTACGTCTTCGTCAAGTCTTGCAAATTTAGATGATTGCGCCATTGTTATTTTTTATATTTTAAAATCTTAACCATTTTGGAGACCAATAAAGTCCTATTCCAATAGTAGGTCCTACACTAATTACTTGATTTGGATTTAAATTTAATCCATATCCAACTCCAAATCCTACAGACCATCCTGACTTTCCTATCATAGGTCTATTTAATTCATCATTTACTAAATTTAAATTTTCAATCCTAGTAAATGTTAAATTAGGATATGGCGAAGTTATTTTTAAGCTATTTCCTTCAGTTGTTTTTATAATACCCGCTGTCAAACTAATACCTTGACTAAAGTTAAACTCTGATGAAAGTAGGCTAAATGAAGAATCATTAACTCTTAATCTTAATGATCCATCAAAACTTCTCCAATTATATTTATCCCACTCTTTATTATCAAATATTGAAAGTGTTGTTGTGTCTGCTTCTTTTGTAATAATAGATGTTGCGTTAATTATAGAATCTTTAACCTCTAGATCTGCACTAATTACTGAATTAATCTCTTCAACGTCTTTATTTATGCTTAAAACATTGTTATATTTTTTAAGAAGATTTGCTTTAGATTTATTTAAATCTGAAACCTCTAATTCATAAGATCGTATCTTAG